GCCAATGAGCATATCCTTTACTTTCATTTTCGGNCTCACTAAAACTGATTGTAAAAGTCTATCTATGGCGGAACCATCTTTTAAGAAGCTTTGATTGGTTAGAATGTCTTCTTCTTTGGTTGTCATATGTTTAATTTCCACAGTTTCTCTACCATGGAGTGGGTGGCCCTCTGGATAGAAGACTCCTTTGCTTGGAAGATCTACAATCTCTGTTGGAACAATAAACTCTAGAGCGCTAGCCGGTACTGGGGGTGGCTCTTGACTTGGCTGAATGTTTGCATCGCTAGTGCCTAGACCTAGCCTATCTTGGTTATTTCTCATTTTCCCTCCGGAATATCAATATATAAGTATATATTATAATAATAAATTTTTAAATTTTTAGAAACCGCCCAATGAAGTATATTTAGCTGCTACATAGGCAAAGTTTAAAGTTACAATAACTGGCTCATCTGAGTCATAACTGGCTTCGCCGCCAAAATCAATTGATGAGGGTTGCGTCTCTAAAAACTCCCATTGTTCAAATGGGTTTCCGTTATCGTCAATATGTTGTAGAGTTAGGCTCAACTTATCGGGTCTATAAAGATTAGTAAACAAACGGCTTAAATGGTTTAAGTCTTGTTGGGGTTGGTACCCTAAGCTTGTGAGCCAATCGTATATGTTTTTAGACGTGTTTAGCTCTTCTTGCTGTATATCTATCAAGCTTATAGAAAAATCATCCCAAGAGTAGTGCTTTGTATTTAATGAATTCTCTGAGGTATAAGAATTGATTATCTTTTCTACGTTGATTTGCATCTGAGGTCTTCGAAAAGATCTTACTAGAAATGGCTTTGGGCCATGGTCTATGCCATCGGAATGAGCATTCATCATGTTGATAAGACCTACCCAGCGGTATGATCTTTTTGGTTCAATATTTTGACTAGACCAGAATGAACTCATTTATTTACTTCTTATAATGTTAAGATGGTGAAGGGTTGTTCCAAGATCGTTTAATGGCCAACTCGTTTGATAACCTTAGTGGTTGCAGAACGAAGCGTTGCATAGTCATAATCGATATCGATGGTATAGTTAACCAATTCATCAGAATCATAACTCATTTGACCGAAGTCAACATTGGTCATGAACGCATTGGTTAGTTTCCACTCTGTTAGCAATTCACCCTCTTCAGCACCAATTTGACGCAAATAAACAGTACCGAGCGCAGCATTAGATTTCGCTTTAGAAAGAGATTCTTGGGCTGCGGCAGGATCTGTAGGAACTACATAGCCAGCTTCGCTCATAATATTCATTAAAATTGCAGATGAATCTGGAGTAGCAGGGTCAATAATAGTAACCTGAATTGGTTGCCACTTTACTCTGCCAGGATATTTAAAAGTATGTTGAATATACTTAACCTCGACAGTTGATTCCATTTGGAATGTTGGAACTTTTGCAGTTTTCACATGATAACTTGCAATTCGTTCAGCGGTGTTTGTTCCACCGATATCTAAAAGAAATCGAAAAGAACGTTTAGGTTCAAGATTTTGATCTGCCCAGAATCCGGTTGATGGTGCCATTTATTCGTATCTCCTTAATACTGTATTATAAGTAGTGCTCATTCGAATTAATCCTCGAACGATGCGCCTGAATCTGTGATGACAAAATCAATTGCAATGAATTCGATGGCCCGCGTGGGCTTAAGCAAAATCTTGGCATACATGATATTTCTATCAATCAAGTCAGGGGTAGTTGTTGTTTCATCTAGAATCAACTTATAGTCTTGCAATCCTAGACCGGCTTTTACGCTAGCCAGAAGCGGTTCAACGCGGCCTCGGAAGCGATTCCAAGTGCTTTGAACGTTTTGGTCAAACAGCAAGGTTGCTGCAATCTTAGAAATTTGTCGCTTGAGGAAAATCAACAAACGGCGCACATTAATTCTATCTAGTGCGGAAGCGGTCGCTTGCAACGTCTTCTGACCGAAGATTACGATACCTTCTGCGGGGAATTGTGCGATTGGGTTGATGTTGGCATCATAAAGCTTGTCTCTGTCTCTAGAAACCAATCTTTCACGAACACCGGTTACGGGGATACCTGCTGCATTATTAGCAGAGAGGCCGCCTCGCGTAAATCCTGCCGGAGCAAACCAAAGCGCTTGAGTCGCTTGTCCGTAGGACATTGCACCAAGAGCAGCAACTGAGGGAGGTGCCCACAGCAATTGGCCGTTAATAGTGTCTTGAATTTGCACCCAAGGATAGTAGGCGGCGCCAAAGCTTGAATTGATTTGCAAGTTATTTTTCTTATTTGTAATAGTTGCAGCTACGCTTCCCATACGGTTTGCGATGGATTGAGTGTTCTCCGTTTCTGGAACATATCCGTCTTTTAGGTCAATAATCGCCAATGCATCGCCGCGTGTCTCACACATATCAATAAGATTTCTATTAAGCACGTTGTTGGTGATACCCGGCATTGCAGAGAGGTCGAACTCAACAACCTCGGGGTCGCGGAGTGAATCAATAGCTATCTTCATTGAGTTGAAGGTGGCACTGTTTAGCTCCGTACTATCAGTGTCCCATTGGGCATTTCTAAAGGGCTCAGACTCTTGGTTGTCTAGACCGTCAAAGCCGCCATGGAGCACAGTGGTGAACTTGTTTGCGCCATTATTAAGCACATCTTTATAAGAACCCGAATTAATATATTGCAGGTAGCCACGAACTGAGGAGGGTTGTCCCCTTTCTGTCTTATTTTGACGTGAACCAGAGACATATACGTTTGTTCCGCTCAACGAGAGGCTAGTTTGCTCTGTGTTGCATATATCGTCAAGCGTGAATACCCACATTGCTTCTGTTGTTGGGTTATCACTCGATGCCAAATAGTTATCAATACCGGCGGGTTTGGGACCGGTGTAATCACCAATGGTCTTTGAAGCGCGGCCTTGACGATTAAATGTTGTATCCACACCGAACCAAACTTCGCGTGGGTCTGTTGGATTGCCCTCAGAAGCTGATACTCGTAGGCGCAATTTTGGGAATTCCAGTTTAATTGGATAGTTGACCTGGGAGCTAGAAACGATCATCCCCTTGCCGTCGGCTTGATCAAAGGCGCCGTCGCCATAATAGTCCATTCCGCCTGTTACCATCAAAGTAGTAACAGTGGTGGCGCTGGTGTTGAAAGAACTAAAGCGTGGCGGACCAAAGCAACCAAAGGGAAGATAAGAAGGATCTGTCTTTCCTTCATCAACATCTGAATTCATTTCAACATAAATATAGTCAGAATTATTATTAAAGTTGCCATAATNTCTATATCTTCGATCAGTGTCATCCCAAGTNCTGTACNTGTCTCCGATCTTTCTTGCAATATAGTTTTCCGAATTTGGATTTAGATTACAGTTGTTAAATTGTTCTAAGATAACGGGACGATTGTCGGTATCGGACATTTTACGAATGGCCACTGTAAAGCTGCCATACTGATTTACATCATCCTCGGACACTCTAATGTCTTGAATCGATACTTTTACATTGCGTGATGCCCAGCGGCCGGTGTTTAAGCCAACCAATCGGAACAATTTCTGCATATCGGCCGCGTCAAAAGAACCCGTGTTTGTGGTTAAGTCTTGGGAAATAATCCAGCCACTTTTAGGATCAGAATAATCTCTTCGCTTATCGCTGTAAGGATAGCTGGCCGCAAAGAGCGGAACTATACAGGCATATTGTTCTGAGACTACACTGCCGGTAAGAACACTGGCGTTGATTTCATCTTCAAAAGAGGCACCTAACCAATAATCTACATATGCCTCGCCTGTGCTGTCTGTAATATCTGCGTTGGACAAAGTAGGGTTTGTGTTGAACACTTTTCGAATAAAGTTTTGACTAGTGGACGAGAAATCAAATTTAGTGTTAGTGACAACGCCTTCTGCGGTTTTAACGACTGCTTTGAATTGCCCCGCAGCAGTGGCGCCGAACCAACTATTGGATTTTACGGCATTCCCATCGGCGGTGAGCGCACCGGCAGAACTGCTGTAACACGTGCCAGTAAGAGCAACAGAGCCTGAGTTTAGATAAAAGATAGCAGCGAGGCTACCGGTGTTGTTGTTAGAAGCCTGATTGTAGCTTGCGCTGAAAGAAGCCGATGAAAGTACAAACAAACCATATGCACCGCCTTGACTGGTGCCGGGGGATGGGTTGCCGTTGGTGGCCGACCAGCCAGCTTTACCGGTGGTCGTTGCATTGGTGTGTTCTTTGCCGACTAGTCGGACGTAAGTGATGGGAGAATTGTTTCGTAGCCATGCTTGAGCGGCGTATGCGCCGTAAGCGGGTCCAAGAGAATTACCATTTCTCGAAATATCATCGTTTGTGCTGCCAGCAGTTGGAGTACCGAACTTCTGAACAAAATCAGAAAAAGAGTCTACTTTAGTGGGCTTTAATGCGGGGCCACTTTTTGCTCGGCCAATAATAACTGGGCCAATCGTACCGGGTGAAGCGGGTAGCTGGGAGTTGTCAATTTCATTAATAAAAACTCCTGGTGAGATGAACTTAAAATCTTTTGCTGGCATATTATAATTCTCCTTCTCGAATAAAAATATAAGTTTCTTTATTAATTAGTAGTTTGGTCTTTCAAAAACCTTATTCTAGTCTCTATAAAAGCTTTTGCCATCGCCATAATCGGGAATGTCACCGACGATAACTCTTTCGCGACCCATTTTAATTTTAACTGCGTTCTCTCTTTTGATGATTTTAGGACGGTCGCCGTTTGGACCTTCGCCAATTAAATATCCAAGAACTTCAAAGGTTACGGTTGTTCTGAACTCTCGTTGCTGAGTATCTAAATCGATAGTATTCTCTTGTGAAAAATCTGGCTGCACAAAGGCTTCATATTTGTGACCGTCTTTCTTAATAACGAACGAATTAATAGTACTCCCGAGTGTCATAAAGGGAGACAACATTTGATTCATTTGTTGAATATAACTTGACCTAATCGTCAATGAATAATTGACATCAATAGTTACTGGTAATGGCATACTTAACGTTTCATACACAACTTTCTTATTACTATCGATAGGATAATAAGATTGCCTATTCGGGGTGCGATGAACATCTTCCCATTTTTTTCTGTTGTCGGCAACGGAAAAGTTGTTTGTCTTGTCTCTAACGATTCTTCGCGACATTGTGATGCGGCCTCCGCGATTTGAGCTAATAAGATCTCCTGCTAGCCCATACCACATTCCTTTTCGTGTCGGGCTTTTTTGCATTGTGGTTCTTTCGATAGAGGCGAGCGGCAGAATCAAAGAACCATCGCTGTCCAAGATTTCTTTATCATCTTTGGCTAAAAATGCTCTCTCAGAAGTAGCCCACAAGATATGTACCTTTTTCCAACCTTTATTAGTTGTAGCCCTATTGTTTATTGTATTGTTAATAAAATCATAGAACGCCATGTCTATAGTTTCTAACGTTGATGGTGCTATTTCTTCGATGCTGAGATTGTCGGTTGCACCTTTTACGCCTTTATATCGTGGATTACGTGGCATCAAAAACTCCTTGACGTGCTTTAACACACTTAACTTCTATTTCCATTTGATGATCGGTTTGGCCAAAGATTTGTTTTGGCTGGTTCCAGCTAACTATTTCATAAAATGTCTCACCATACCGCACAAAATCTCCCTCTCTGACATATAAGTCCTGATCTTCAACCAGTCTGCGCTTATGAAAGTGTACAACGATTGAAAGCTTTTTATCAATACCAAATCTAGTCGCTTCGGAAGTGTACCCTTCCCAGACAACCAGAGCGTAGACTCTCACAGGAGGTAAAAAGTTTTTATCAATCGCCTCGCCGTATACAGGATGGTAATTGGTGTTCATCATGTCGACCGGATAATAAAAAACACCTTGACCGATAACTCTTTCGATCAATTCATCGTTGACCTGTTTTACAAGATCGCGTTCTTTTTTGCCTAAGAATAGGGGTGGTGGTGATTCACTCGGCTGAGACCATTTATTTTTTGTTGGCTCTGTCATCTATTTACCCCGTGTAGATGAGCATTGGCACTTTCTCTTGAATCTTATTGATGGCATCGGTTAATTCACCGTCACCTACAGCAATTTTTGCATAAGTAAGTTCATCAAAAATGGTTTTTAGCTCTTCTCTTAATTTTTCTTGCTCTCCTTGGCCTTGAGTAATCATAGCAGGGCCATCTAAAGTAACTGATTGACCAGGGATTGGAATAGTACTAAATTTACTGCGCACATTACCCAACATCTCTTTGCTAAGAGCCAGCGCGAAGCGCCTAATCCACTGTTTACCAATTGAATTAATCTTTTGATATGGTGTGTTCTCAAAGGGCAGCGCATTGATATTATTTACGCCGTCGACACCATGGTTTGCTTCGCCGCTCTCTGTCTTCCAAGGCGTGGATGAGTCTATGAAAAACTCAACCCACATTGTTCGGGGTCCAGTGCGGACAGATTGAGGGAAAATCCGCAACCTGTCGTTCTTAATTTCATATGAATACTGACTATTTCTCGTATATATGGCATCTTCAAACGCCATTGCTTGTGCTTTGTTTTGCCAGACCGGAACCAATTGGAATGTGCTGTCATCTGAATATTGTCCATAACTTGCTAGATCTCCAGTTGTATTCAAGCCACCATAATAGCCATAGAACCTCCACATAGCTTGAGGAGTTTTATAATAAACTTTAGTAATGTTGACTCGCGCGTCCCCTAATTTGCCATAATAGGGGGCCTCTGAATCGGTAGTGGCAGAAGAAGAGATAATCGACTGCAAATCATAGTCTTGACTATCTACCGTTGTAGTAAAACTGGCTGAATATATTGGGGTTACTCCGCCAAAGCCTGCTTCAGTGGCATAACCATGGGACACACGACGGGCATATTCAAACTTAAATTTAGGGAATTTTAATGCTACGTCCGAAAGATCGGTTGTATCCTGCAGTTGACCCTCTTCATTAAAAGAACCCGTTTTGGCGCCTAAAAGATCGCCAATTACGTTCTTTGCTTGGTGAATGTTAAGGAGATAAGAATACTCTAAGACTGCTTCTTGATAAGCAGCAAAAACCTGTTCTTTGGTTATTTCAACATCAAGAACATCGCCACCTAATTTTTTATAGGTATAAGCTACTTGATCCGCTGCTCCAGATAAGAAGTATTGATCAGCAGTATATACCGTAAATGGGAACGCTGCGGAAGCCGCATCGCTCGGTAAACTAGAAGACGGTAACGCAATTGCACTCGTCGTTGCAGATGGGGATAGGGTAGGTAATGCCATTTAAGATCTCCTCTCAGTAATTAGTCGAAGACTCTATAAACGACATTTAACTTTTCTTAGTTTTCTTTTTTCCTGTGACAGTTGCAATGGTATCGGCAATACCTTTAGTTATAGTATCGGTAATAGTTGCTGTTGTTGCAGGCGTCTTGGCTGTGGTTGTGGCACTAGTTGTATCGCTTGTGTTTGCCTTTTGGCGGGCTTTCCATCGTTTATAGCTCTTACCCATGGTGTAGGTTCTCCTTTAAGCTGTCTATTGATAAGTAGTCTTTTTAAAACAAAAAGCCCCACCCGCAAGGGGTGAGGCCTTAAGTATTTTTAGTTATTATCGTAACGAAAAGTTAGGACTATGCGCCTGACTCACCGAGCATACCGCGAACAACGACAAGACCGTACATATCGGGTCGAACCATCTTCTTAGCATAACGGGTCATCACGCCCTTACGTGGTACGAAGTCCTCGACACCAAAGATGGTGGGAGTAACTTGTAGGGGTACGTAAGGAGCATATACATAACCGCTCTCAAGGAAGCTGTTACCTTTACGACCAACGAGACAAAGGTTACGTGGGAAGTAAGGATCAACATAAACGTCATAACGCTTGCTGAGAGAACCAACTTTTTGCGTACCAGCAGTGCCTTTGGCATCATCAGAAGTTACGTTTGCACGGAAACCACTGGTGAACTCAAGGATGTTGGCAACCTCTGGAGAGGTAACAATAAAGTTGGCGCCGCCACGGAGTGTTTTACGGTGAATCTGTGCAGACACATCGTTGATGGTCTCGCCAAGAGTCTCGTACCACTCAGAAACGGTACCTGTGAAGTCAGGAGCTTTTGTGCTAGCACCAACCTCGTTACCGGTTTTCTTGTCCAAGAACATACCGGGGGAACGTGACCAGAAATAAGTAGCTCCAGAGCCACCTTTTACGAGGTCTTCAAGGATCTCACGATCGATCTCAAGAGCGATTTGCTCAGAAAGAATCGAGGTAAGCTCAACCTCTGCATCCAAGTTATGATATGCGTTGAGGTCTTGACCAAGTTCCGGAGTCCATTTCGCTTTGAGCTTCTTAGTCATCGCAGTAACACTCACGGAATCAACTTTCAAGTTAATTTCAGGAATTTGAGTATTGTCCTCCAAGCCCCAATCGGTAGAACCGACGACAGCGCCGACAAGACCGGTTGCACCGGCATTATCAAAGTTGTCCATTATTGGGAAAGCGAGGCTAGCAGCAGCAATACTAGAAGAAAGATTGTCAGTAGATCTTGTGTCACTAGCTACAACTGTCCACAAGTGGGCTGATGTGCGTGAAGCTGTCGCTCCAACCGCACCACTAAACTGAGTCAAACGTCGGCAGTGCGAATCGGCAGCATTAAGACTGCCCAAGGTAACACCGACAAGGTTATCTTTATCAAACTCAGAACCATTGGAACTAGTTAGCGCGCTCATAAGAGCGGTTGCCAAAGCAAAATTTGTTGTACCAGAAACAAAATCAGGATCATACTGAAGAACTGAATCAATATGATCTGCAACTGCTTCACTAACAACGGTACCAGCACCGGTACCCTTAGTGTATGTACTATGTTGGCCATAAGTGCCTGAAAAAATAGTATCAATAACAGCTTCTGGAGCAGTTGCGGAGACTGACGCAGTGGGAGAAGAATAACCGTTAGTCAAGTTATAAAACTGACCAGCAGCTGTACCTTCGGCTCCACTAAGATCGACACCACCTGTCAACTGCGAACCAACAACGCCACCACCATAGAGGGAGTCGCCTTGATCAAAACCAAGACGGTTTGCCTCGGTTTCTGTACCTTCAAAAGTGAAGTCCATGAAGAAAATGAGTCCGGAAGGGAGGCTCATTGGCTGAACACTAACGAGATCGTTAGCAATCAGGCCACCAAACACACGACGAACAATGGGAAATGCGACGGCTGCGAAGCCCTCTACATCACCACCACTCATTGTCGATGCGGCTTCACGAAGAAGCTCTTTTGCTTGGTTTTCAAGGAGTCGGGCCATACCATTTTTGGTATTTTCATCATTAAGGCCCTCGAGAAGACCGGTGCGCTCCCATTTGTTGAGGAGAGCAGCACCTTCCTTACGCATATCGCGATTAACGATACCTTCCGTAAGTTTGTTTAAAATAGACATTTCAATATCTCCTTATTTTTTATTTATTGTCTAAACCAGCGAGAATTCTCATTCTCTCGGCAAAAGGATCAACCTTTGCCGTTTCCTCTCTACGAGGAAGGAATGCTGAAGAGCTACGAGTGACCACTTCGTTCAGTGATTCTGGTAGTTGTCGTTTCTTACCGCTACCCACTGCACTTTGAAGAGTTTCAAAAATAATTTTTGCTTCTTCAACCGTAGTTGCATTCGAAATAGTTTCGACAATTTTAGTTTTTTGCCGCTCATTCAAGGAGACACTATTCAAAATACGATTCTGATAAAGCAATTTAGCGTTAATTAAATTGCTTTCATTAAGCTTATCTTTAAGCTGTTTAATAACTGTGCCGTATTTGTTCAACTTTTTTTCTAATAGTTGGACTTTACCATTAAGTTGTTTTTGTTCTTTAATGAGATTAGTCTCATTCCGTGATCGTTTATTTTCTTGATAAGGGAAGTTTGGCTTCTTCTGTGCAGTTTTATAATCGCCATGGCCTCCGCCCATATCATCGCGGGTGTCGCGCTTATAGGCTTTGCCGCCGTCTTTCTTTTTCTCGCCCTTGCTGGGATATTTATAGGCTTCTTCGCCCTTGGTTTTGCCTGTCTTAATTTTCCCACCTTTCTTAGTAGTGTAATCCTCTTCACCTTTGTGGGTTTTAGATTTCTCGTCCTTGCTGGGATATTTATAGGCTTCTTCGCCCTTGGTTTTGCCTGTCTTGATCTTGTCACCTTTCTTCGTGGTGTAGTCCTCGTCGCCTTTGTGGGTTTTGGACTTTTCACCCTCGCTTGGGTCTTTGTAAGCTTCTTCACCCTTGGTTTTACCTGTCTTGATCTTGTCACCTTTCTTGGTACTCTCTTCGATGTCGGCTTCTTCTGCAAACACCTCTAAAATGCTTTCTAATACTGTTTCGTCGAGAGTGATCTCTTCGTCGTCTTCTGTTAAGGCATCGAGTTCTTGTGCTACCTCTTCTCGCTCGAGCATGTCGGCGGGATCTAAATCTGCTTCGGCCATCAACTCTTCGAGTTTATCCAAATCGATAGCAACGATCTCATCCGGGTCTGCGGTTTGAGCGGCTGGCAAATCATCTATCATTGCCAATTGACCGTCTTCATCTGTGCCCAATTCCACTTCAGTGGCGGTGCCAAGATCAAGCTCCTCTTGTTCTAAGATTTGCTCCACGGCTTCTCTAATCTGATCTTGATACTTCTCAACAACTGCCTCTTCAGCGGTTTGTCTGGCTGCATTTTTTAATTGTTCTGCATCAACAATTGCTTGTTCTAACATTGAAGACATACACAATACTCCTTATAGTCTATGATTAATTAGTGTCTAAGTTCGTGAAATACCACAATTTATATTTCTATCTTTTTTTGTTTCGTTTCGTTTTTTTAAGTTTATCTAAAACTCTCTTCCGTCTTTTCAAGGCCTTTCTACGTTTTACCGAAGGCTTGTCATAATATCGACGCTCTAAAACTTCAGCAATTATACCGGCTTTCTTAACTTTCTTGCTATAACGCTTAACCATCCTTTCGATGGGTTCATCTGGGTATTTTGGTTTTATTTCGACGTGTACAGGTTTTGCCATAATTCTTCCTAAACTAATTCTTTCCAGCGATTGCCAGCGAGTCCCATAATACCAGTTAGGTCTACACCGGCATCGTTAGGATCGGTACCTGCTAATGCGCCGTGTTGGTTGCCGCCGCTGCTGGGCAGTGGTTCGGTATTTTCAAATATATTTGAGCCAAAGCCTGTTGCGTCTAAAAGCTTTCTTTTTTGTTCTTTTAAAGCTCGTTGTTGTTCTTCTATCGCTTCCATTCTTTTTGCCTCGATTTCTTTTTGATTAACTTGAGGCGTCGGTTGTTTAGCTTCAACAATAGTTTGGGTGGGTTGTAAGCCTTTGACCACTTCGGAAATAATATTGGAAAGAAGCCCTTGCTCTGTGAGGGCTTCGTTAATGCATTCTTTTACAATAGGTTTAAGTAGTTGTTTTAATTGGGATTTTTTCATTTATACCTTCTAAATTTTAGCGGCGCTTGGTCCAATATGCGCGTGGTTTCCACTCGTGCATCATAGCGGTGAGTTCATCAATCTCGCCATTGATTACGTGCATTTTTTTTATATCATCTATTCCAACCATGGTCCAATCGTTGTTTCCTAGTTTCTGTACCTTTGCGGCTAAATAGTGTGCTAGGTCTCCCGTCATCGGACCTAGGTCGCGTTCAGCATTTTTCACTTGACTTACAAGCTCTTTCCATTGCTGTAACAAGTCCAACTTTGTCTTTCGATCATATGCGCTAGCATCGTCCTTTGTTTTTGAACTACCAAACATATCACCGAACATTCCTTCTTTTCGAAGCTTCTCAGTTTCTTCTTGTATAATTTGTTTAAGTTTTGATTTGGTGATTTTCATATACAGTTCCTTTTAGTCAAATTTGGTTACATCTAAATCTGCACACTTGACGCCTAATTTTTGCATCATTCCGTATGTTTGTCTGAACATATGGTTAGCTTCGTTGGTTATATCCCCAATAATTCCAATTTGGGGATTGGATTCATCAGTATGTCTAAAATC